AAAACGCCCCACATAGGATCGCTCCCACATGAGGCGTTTCAGAGTGTCGCGCATCCGGGAGAATGTGCAGACTTTACTGACGGCTCCTAGAACTGTCCGCCGAATCCACCCAACTGAAAAGTCAATGCAGCTAACGCGGTTCCGCCAGCATACTCAGCCCCAGTGCTGACCACGTTGTAACGCAGCGACCACGTTTGCCTTACTCCTGATCCCGAAGGAACAGCGCAGGCTTCGTATGTTCCAGTCGTATCCGCAACTCCACCAAATAGAACGTCGATGTAGTACGGAACAACATTCACCGTCACCGGATCAGCTTTTCCTGTCGTGTAACTCGCTGGGCCTTTACCAACGCCGACGAAAGCACTACGCCGTCCGATGGAGTCAGGATAATTTCCGCTCAAAAGTGTAAGTTGCATTGTTTCTCCTTATGGAACAAGGGGCGGAATTACCCGCCCCAATCCCAATTAGTCCTGCACGGTCATGCAAGCATATCCAAGCTGAACCTTGAATAGAACTTGTGGCGTGACGCTTGCCACTGCATCAAGCACCTGTCCGATAGTGTAAGTGGTCAGCGTCGTTGCCGATGCCGCCATCAACCCAGTAGCCGGAGTAACGATAGCAAACTGCTGCGCTACCTGTGCAGCCGTAGTAGCATTCAGAACCGTAGCCGTTCCGAGTTCCTGAATGAAGCCATAGTTGCCCGGAGTGATTGAGTTCAAGAACACGACTGGACGAACTCCAGTTGCCGTTGCACTGATCTGATCTGCGCTGGTCACGATGTTTGGCGAAGAATCCAACTGCGCCACAACCGTTCCACCCGACGTACTTGTAGCCGTCAGCGAGAAGGTTGGGACAGAGTTGTATCCGAATCCGCCATTCAGCACAGTGGCCGAGGTAATGAGTCCTGTAGAAGCAACCACAACCTGAATCGACGCACCAGTTCCGCCGCCACCAGCCGTGGCCGCAATCGTGTATGTTCCTGCCGTAGCTCCAGTTCCAGCGTTGGTGATGACAACCGACCTGATAGCTCCAGAACCGCCACCTGTACGCAAGAATCCGATGGTACCGGTCTTGACGTTCGCAGCCGTCGCGCCAGAGTCAACCTGCACAAGGCGGTAGCGACCGGCATACAGTCTTCCATTGGCCGCGTAGGAAGCATTGGCAGCTTCGTCGTTCGTCGCGTCAAAGTAGTCGCCAAGATTCAAGCCGCCTGCGTTTACCGGCTGGCCAGAAGCCATGTCCGTGAGGCCAGAAGGCGAAGTGAAGTTCGCGTTGTTCCATGCACCCCAGGTCGGAAGTGATTGAAGATTTGGCATTGCTATTCTCCTTGTGCTGCTAAAACTTTGTTACTTGCTGAAACCGAACGCATACGCGTTATGTCTTGGCTGAGCCGTATACAAATTGATCCCGAGTCTCATCATAATTCCGTCAACCGAAACGTTGTTCTGCTGCGGAACACGGCGCACACCAAACTTGAAGCCGCTCTTGTTCGTCGGACGAACCTTGAAGCTCTCTGGCTCAAGGAAGTACAACGCTTCTGAAGGCTGAATGGTGGTGTTCGACGGAAGACCAGAGTTGGTTGGCGAGAAGTTGACCGCTCCACCCTGCGCGTTCGTGAACTGAGGAGTTGTGAAGGCAATCGTCGCGGTGCTCGATCCAACGCCGTCCACCAAGCTCGTGTTTCCTGCCGCTCCGCTTGCTGCCTGACCGAGAGGAATGTAATACTGAGCCGTTGCCGATGGTGCGAGAGGATCGGCGTAAATTTCCACGCCGTTGTAGCTGAAGGCTACCCACTCAAGATCGTGCTTCTTCAATTGGATGTCACGACGCTGCGCGTCAAGCGCAATGGCGATAGCCGCGAAGCCAAAGCCGTTCGTGATGCCCAGTGTAGGCTTTCCGCCGCAGGTTGTGATCTGTGTCCACAGTGACTGCAAGGAAGCAACGTCGATCTGTCCTGTTCCGCCCGTGGCCGTTCCAAGATAGTTCGGAGTCGAGTTCCAAGTGATGCCGACGTTTCCGTTCCTCGTCTGCCCACCGTAGGTCGTGTAGCGGTTGCCGTAAAGCGACGGGTCGATTCCGTTATTCAGCGCCTCATCCAAGCCGTTCGAGCACTTGATACGGTTGTCGCTGATCGTCGCATTGTTTACCTGTCCGTGGCGGAAGGAGTCCATTTCGAGCATGGTGTTAATGTTCATCACCATGTTCTCCATGTAGAGGCCATAGATGTCCGCAATCTTGGCAGGGCCGGAGTTAATCACGCCGCCAGTGCCAGAGCCGTCATCCATTTCCCACTCGTCCATCGGGAACCAAGAAACGTACAGTTTCGGATAGAACTTCACTTTGGTGTCAATCTGCTGGCGAGTCAGCGTAACCGTCTGGCCGGGATTGACAGCCGCACCCTGCGCACGGCCATACTGAATGACTTCCGTCATCCCAGCGCCGCCAAGGAAGTCTTCCCAAACGCCCGCTCTGCGCAGCTTCGCTTGGAACGGAGTGTCCACAAATAGCTGATTCCACACAACATCGCGGCGGACCGACTCCAAATTGTTGGCATCAATCGAATTAAATTGTGGGTCTTGGGGCAAATTCACGGTTGGCATTGTTCTCTCCTAAAACTGTCTGAAAATCTTTCCCCTACTACGCTGCTACACCTTGTTTAGCTTCTTCGTTTACTGCAACGTCAGCCTGAATCTGCTTACGCATCTCACTTTGCCGCTCTTCCCGACTCATACTTAGCGGGTCTTTGCGCGTTCCTTCAGTAACCGCTTTCTTTACTTCCGAGTAGTTGCTGATCGCTGCACGGCGTACATCTGGATTATTCCCACCGAGTTCGGCAACAGCCTTAGCCTTCTCGTCGAGCTTCGCTTGCCAATCCTTGTCTTTCTGCTTCAACTGTTCCTGCAAAGGAGCAGTAGCTTGAGCTACCCATTCCTGTCTCTCTTTTTCCTTAGCCTGAGTCTGTATCGCAGCCATCTTGCTAGGGAAGTCATACTTGCGAGAAACGTAGTCCTTGAACGATAGTTTGTTAGCCGATGCTTCCTCAGCCAACTTGCTCACGGAATCAGGAAGGAACTGTCCACCAGAAAGCCTCTGATATTCCTGCACCGCCCAAAACCCATTGTCTAAACCATTACCAAGGCGGTTATCAATATCTTCCATCTTGAAGGTCGGGCTACCAGGCGTTCCACCGGGTCCACCGGCTACGAACTTTCCTTGTCCATCGCGCCCCGGAGTTCCTGCAACTGGAGCAACAAAACCGGGAGCGTCAGCGGCGATAAACCCACCATCCTTGGCACCTTTATTCTGCGCTTCATAGAAGGCTGCGCGTGCATTAGCGTTGGCGATCTGAGTTTGCAGGTCTTTCTCTTTGTCTTCCCACCCAGTCAAAGACGGCATGATGGTTTCGTCATAGAACTGTTTGTTCGCACGCTGCGCTAGTTCAGCGGCATCCTGCGCGGCCTTAGCCGCCACTCTTTCCTCTTCCGCCTTCTTAGCGGACTCCGCTGCGGCTGTACGCTCCTGTTCGGCTGTGGTCAAAACACCGTTGAATCCAGCAAGAACCTTCGCATCCAAGGCTGCGATTGCGGCGTCATCCAAACCCGAGGCTTTAAGAATCTCTGCGACTGTCATAGCTCTATATCTCCCGGAAATCAATTTTTAGTGCATCAATACTGTGGCTGCTGCGCTGGCGTACTTGGCTGTGCAGGACTTACCATAGCCGTTTGCATTTCCTGAATCCCATCCGCTACTTTTCCTGCTCCTGACGCAAGTCGAGGATCAGACTGAGCCATTTGCTTGGCAGTCTGATACCAGCGAGCGAGGAGCATTTGTAGTGGATTGGCGGGTGCTGATGAAGGCTGGGGCTGTTGCGCACCATCTCCACCTTGCGGTGAGGAAGCCGCTCCACTAGCATCCGGTGGAGGAGTTGCAGAGCCTTGTTGCTGTGGGTCTGGCATTGGAGATGCGGCCATTTGTTCCTCACAAAAACTTATCGTGGGCGTAATAACAGCCGCACCCCTTATGAGAGTGCGGCTGTCAGGTTACTTTTTGACGGCAGTGTGCTTGCGAGAAACCTTGCGGCTGCGCTTGCGGCTCTTCTTGCCTACGTGCTCGACTGCGGAAATCTTCTTTGTACGCTTTGCCATGGTATTGCTCCTTGAGTTTCGGGGTTTATCCGGGAGCAGCCAAAAAAATTGGCCCCAACCGGGAATCCGGTATTGGAGCCTCCACATTATCTGCGCGAGCAGGTGTTGAGTATCTCGCCTAGTTCAATTACAGAGAGTACATCTAAAGTATTCTCCGTGTCAAGCCTAATTTTTAATTATTTTCAAACGGCGCAGGATATTACGGTTATTCCTGCGCTATTTAACCTCTAATTCTCTTGTGCCAACGCCAATTATGTCTCTAACTTTTCCTGAATGCTGATCGGACATGTGTTGCTTCTGCTCGACATTAACCCCTAACAATCCCCCTTGATTGTATGTAGCAACGACCCTACCTGTAGCCTTAGACGAGCGCATTAGCTGGTCAATCTCATTGAGATTCGTAGGAAGATCAATTACTACGTCTGTGGTCAGAGAATCCTTCTGCGACTTGATATTGATCGGCATTTGCTGTTGTCTCCTTAACTATCTTGGTTCGTTAGCTCGTTGTTACCGTTGATCTGTCTTTCACTCTTCTTCCGTCCCACGACCTTTTAACTCCTTCGCTTACCTTAATTTTCATCTCGGGAGTTAATGAAGTTCCTGCCCGCAGTTTGTTTCTTTTGATAAGCGGTGCGACCACCCAAGGGCGTTTAAGACCTTTTGCTGAGTTGCTAATCTTTTGCTTGTGTTCATCGGACATTGGTCTGCGCTTTTTACCTCTTATGGCTGCGCTGAGTGCCGCCCTGTATTCGTCAGAGCATTTGTACCCGCGCTCTCCTCCATCCGTAAAATTAATTAAACGGCATCCTTGCTCTCGTTTTTTTGCGATCCAACGCCTCTCTGCTGAACACGATGAGTCCTCGTCAACTTCCTCGACTATTTCCATAATTGGCTTCAACGCCTCTTTTTTCAGGCTATTGACCCAATTTTTTAGGTGTTTTGTGTGCGGATAGTTTATTTCATTGTTTAGCCTGTGCGCAGGAAATCGCGTCAGTCCAACGTATCTAACCTCTCCGGTAACAGGGTGCTTTAGCATATAAATATAGACTGTCATTAGCTAGTGGTCACCGTCGAGCGCGGGTCTCCGCCCTTTGCCCCCTTCTGCTTGACGCGGGGCGCTTTTTGATCGCTTGAAGGGCGTCCGCCAGCGTGTGGCTTGCCGCTGTTGGCATCCCCTCCGCCCATTTGTTGCGGGTCTATTCCCATCCCCTTAAGCAGTTTCATTATGTCTACTTGTGCGAGGATTTTTAACTTCTGGAGTTTTTCTTCTTCCTCAAATGAATCCGAGATGATTTGATCTGGGTTATTTAAATCCATGGCCTCAAAAATTTTCTTCCATGCAATTGGAGCGCCACCCTTCTTCAACTGAAGAAGGAGCAACTGCTGCTGCATCTGTGTGACCTTGAGCAACGTGCTTGGAACCGAGATGAGCCTGATCTGCTTGACGAACCACCGCGCCCGCTCCAGATTCGTGTACTTCGATTCCGTTTCAGGGAACTGCCCACCTACCATCTCGTCCGGTAAGTGGCTAGGAACTAGGTCGTTTGGCTTGTAGTCAAACACTTCTGGAGCCATCTTGTCAGGGCCGACGTATTCCATGATTCTCTGAGTATCAAACCACTGTAGAATAAGGTACTTGACCCTTTGTCCAACAGACTTATTCGCCTTCTCAACCCTAGCAGCAATTCCCTTTCCTACCGGCCCAATAGATTCGAGCATCTTGTCAGCAGTGTCGCTGGCGATCTGCAATTTCATATTTGCGCCGAGATTTCCCAAATCCTCAAGACCGAGTTGCTTGCCTTCCTTTTCGTTGAGGTATTTAAGGAAGTTGAACTGCTCCCCTTTGACATTAACCTCTTCAGGAAGAATAGACTGGAAGGTATTCTTCGGTATGCCATCTACTCCAAGCCGTACATCCGGCTCGAATATGTCGAAGTGCTCAATCTTTGGCCCACCTGTATCCGTGTGGTTGTATCCCATTGGAGGATTCATTTGGGCGGTCAGGACTTGATCTATCAACCGCTCATGCTTCCTGATCGTCGTCTCAATGCTCGCTACATCTCCTACGATAGATCGTCCCAGCGGCTCCCATGCCCAGTCGTCAACCGTGTACTGGATAATCGGTATACGAGGGTCCCAGTCGAAGGCGGGGCCGTCGTACATTGGCTTCCCCATCCCTGTTGAGGTGATGATGAGCCGCAGATTGGGGTATACCCGGCAATGCTGTGATTCGGCAGGAATATAGTATGGTTCTCCATTCCTCATCCCTCCAAATATTTGCTGCCCTACGAACGGGACACGGTAGAACCACGTCGTTCCCAAATCTCCCATCGGGAGTTCGTATCCTGTGTTGTTTATCCGCAAATCGCGGACGAAGGTGTAGCGGATTTCAGCGTACAGATTTCCGAACGTCCTGCCCGTATCCCCGTAGCGGTTCCGCTCCGCATAATCAACTCGCTGCGCTTGCATCCGCGTCTGATAGTTCCTACGCGCACCAACAGTCTGTATATCCTTCTGGAATAGAGGAAACCTGCCATGCGCCTCAGCAATAGGCATGTAGTCATAGACCGTGACCGCGTAGGCATCCTGAATGTCGTTGGTTCGGGAAGGAATCTGCGTAGGAATAACGTCTAAGAGTCCTAGCGCGTCAAACTCCATTCTCCTCTCGCCATATCCGTACTCTGTAGCCCTCACCTTCGGCCACAAGTATCCGATCCCCATGACAGAGGCGTATTGGAGAACTTTGAGAATTTGGAACGGGAAGTCTGACTCTAAGTAGACGCATTTGCTTACTCTTGTAAGCATCTCTGCCATCTTCTTATAAATTGGGGAGTCACTCCCGTAACCGGCAATTTCACGAACCTGCGCCAGCGTCTCGCAGAACTTCCGTATGTCATACTTAAGATTATTAGTTACGAGACTAGATCGGCACTTATCGTTGAATACCGCATTAAAAACTCTGAGGTTCTTGGCGAGGTCTTTGTAGCAGCGTTGGGCCTCAAGAAATCCCTCACCCTCTTGAATTTGATTTTCAACGTCCGCGTATATCTGCTCGGGACGAGACCAGAACGGAGAAAATTGCCAGCTAGAAGTCTCGCTTTTATCCCGGAAATAACTCGTGGATTCGCCCATTACTGGCACTGGGTATTCTCACAATTTCTCTCCCGGTACCGCCCCACTTCCCCAAATAGGGCGTTTCACTACAAGTCGTTACTCTGTGAGAGTGTAGCGCAAATTTTCCTGCGCGTCTATAAAATTGTTTTGACAGCCCCACGCCAAACATGCATCATAGGGAGTGAGGTGCCTTATGTCGGTAGGAAATTGGTTCTGGATAATTTACGTCATCGCCATTCTGTTCGGGTCATGGTTCAACTATGAAGCGGGACAACCGTTGTGGTATCGCAGGGCTGGAGCCTACGCGATTCTCTGGATTCTGGTCGGATTTTTGGGGTATAGGGTTTTCGGCTTTGTCGTGAAGCCGTAGAGAGGTTCATATTATGATCTTGCTACTTATCATCCTGATCCTCCTGTTCGGCGGTGGCGGTTTCTACCTTGGTCCGGGTCCGGGATACTACGGCGGATTCGGATTGGGCGGAATCCTGTTGATCGTCCTGATCGTTCTCCTGCTCAGATAGCACCTGTAGTCGGAG